ATAATCGTGCAGATGGCAATAAATAGTAGTCAACTAACCATTAAAAACGAAGGCGATGAATAACGAATTGATTCAAATTTACAACCGCTTAAAAACTAACTTAATACAGTCACCAATCTCATTTGATTTATTACACGAACTAATCATGAACCCAAACGTAGCAACCTTAAACGAGTTAATTAAATATGATAGCGAACTCGTATCCATTCCGGATGGAACTGAATTAACAACCGAAATTTTAAACGCAGTAAGTGAAATTTGTCATGTGAGCAGCATTGATATTTTCAGCAAATGCAGAAAAAGAGAGTTCAACGATGCGCGGATAATCTATTTAACGTTCGTTCGCAAAGGAACTACATGGACATTAATGAAGATTGCGCGACATATTAGCCGCAATCATGCGACGATTATACACGCAATGAAAACTTTTGAATCGCTAATTGCAACCGATCCACGATTTAAAAAGAAAGTAAATCAAATTATTGAGTTGCTCAATAGTAAAAAAATTTATACATTTGACGACCTATTAACAACTAACAAATGGAAATATGAACGAAGTGGAGACAATCTTGAAAGAGGTGCGAGAATTGCGCGCTCTGCTCGAAGATTTAAAAAATCAACTAACAAAAGAAAATCGAATCCAATTCCAGCCACCATCAAATGAAGAAGTTGCTGAATACTTTTTGGAACGAATGCCATCCGCAGAAACCGAAGATGCATTAAATTTTGCCGACATTTTCATAAGCCACTACACGAATACGAACTGGTATTATGGAAAAAAGAAGATGAAAGATTGGAAAGCAGCGATGCGAAGCGCATGGAAATTACACGAATTCATAACTAAAAAAATAAACAACAATGACAAACTTGGTCGAATACAAAGGTCTGAACTACAAGAGTGGATTGACTCCGAATGAACGCGCATATTTAGAAGCAAAGGAACAGGCGCGACTTTGCGATATTACATTGGCAATCTTTAAAACGTTAATCGCTCGAACTATTGTTATTACAGGAATTAAACAATTACCATCGAGTGAAGAAACTCAAATGTTATTTAGTAACGCGATACATTACCATCCCTATATGACAATCGGAGAATATGCATTAGCATTTGAAATGAACGCAAATGGCGTTGAATTTACGCGCGTTGAACACTTCGGCATGATAACTATTCAATTTCAATCCGATGTCCTTAAACACTATTGTAATGTCCGCAATCAATTAAATATTGCACTTGAAAAAAAGAAAACGAAGATGGAAACACCAATAGCTGAATATCATGAGCCAATCGATTGGAAAGCAATGTTTACTACCGATATTGAACGTTGGAAAAATAATCAACGCACAGCGGTAATGATCCTTGCGCCTAACTTCATTTCCAAGTTTTATCAAATCGAAGCCATCAATGATGACTGTTGGACTGATGACCAATGGAAACAAATGAAATTTGGGGCGCGTTACCAAGTGATTGAGGAAATGAATTTATCGAAAACAAAGATTCAACGGTTAACTCCCGATCAAAAGAAGTCTTTCAACCAATCAGTTCAAAAGGAATTGATGCGTAAGTTATATGCGGATATCATGGATAGTACGATTTTACAACAACGAATAATGAATAAGTTATGAGTGAAGAAGAATTGTACTATGATGAAGATTTAAATGTTCAAAGGGATTTTGAATGGAATGAACACGGTGTATGTGTGAATGAAAAGTTATGTACTTTTAAATGCATTAAAAAATTTACTGCACAAGTTAAATGGGCCAGGAATATGAATAACCGTTGGGTGTATGGATTAACTTTTTCCGGAATGAATCAAGGATGGAGTGAGCCAGTGTTGAATCATTCAAACGGATATGAGACAGAGGATGAAGCATATTTTGCAAGTGTGAATCGATTGGTTTATTTGATTGGTAATAACAATGATCACTGCAAATATGATGGCATTTTGCGGATGCTATGTGATGAATTGCCAAATGAAACAACCAACCAACTAACTTTATTTTGATGCAATACCACGCGAAACAAATTGAAGCACTCGAACAGCTATCCATCGACAACGATTGTAGGCAGTTATTATACGGTGGAAGTGCTGGTTCGGGCAAGTCGTTTTTAGGTTGTGATTGGCAAATAAAAAGGAGATTGAAATATCCCGGAACGCGTGGGTTAATCGGTCGTTCTGAACTTAAAAAACTGCGCCTATCAACTATGGCAACCTTCTTCGAATTGTGTTCCATGTATGGGTTGAATCCTGATAAGCATTGGACTTACAATGGCCAAGACCATGTGATTAAGTTCTACAACAAAAGTCAAATAATCTTAATGGATTTGGCTGACTTACCAAGCGATCCCGAGTTCCAAAGATTCGGTTCGATAGAATTAACGGACGCGTTTGTGGATGAAGCTGGAGAGGTAAGCCAAAAATGTATCGACATCCTTTCCTCGCGTTTAAGATACAAGCTAATCAACGACAAACCAAAGTTACTCATGACTTGCAATCCGCATAAAGGTTGGTTGTACAATGAGTTCTTTGATGCTCAAAGGAATGGCACAATAAGAAAAGATAGGCGGTTTATACAGGCATTGCCAACCGATAACCCCCACGTTTCAGAAGTGTATTTAGAATCGTTGCAAATGCTGCCCATCATTGACCGCAAACGATTGTTAGAAGGTGATTGGGACTACGATGAAACAAAGGATAGGTTATATGAATACGATGATTTACTTCGATGTTTTCGTTTGCCAAATAATGACAAGTCAAATAATGACAAGTTCATTACTGCCGACATTGCGCGAATGGGGGATGATAGAACGGTAATTGTTTTATGGAATGGACTGCACGCGGAAAAATTTATCGTATTAAAACACAAACCAATTAATGAAGTCGTGGATACGATACGCCAGTTAGCCGAATCCAATGGTGTGCGGTTGTCAAATGTGTTAGTTGATGAAGATGGAATCGGAGGAGGATGCAAGGATTATTTATCATGCAAAGGTTTTTTGAATGGATCAAAAGCGGTGCGCGACAATTATATGAATTTAAAATGTGATTGTTATTTTAAACTTGGTGAACTGATAACGACCAATGCAATCACATTCGAATCGACTTACAAAGACACGATTGTTAAAGAACTCGAAATGATTAGACGCGAGAAAATTGATAGTGATGGTAAGCTGCGCGTGACTAACAAAGAAGATTTAAAGAAACGTTTTGGAATGTCGCCCGACTTCGCGGATGCTATCATGATGCGTTGTTTCTATGAACTAAAAAAGAATTTCGGCAAATACGCATTCGGTTAAATAAATTTAATATATTTGCACAAAACAAAACAACTATGGAACTAAACAAAATGATTAAAATGATGGCGGAAAAACACGCCTACTTTGATGGCGAACAAATGGACAGCACAAGTTATTTTTCGTTCATTGCTGGTGCGCGTTACGCACTTCAACTAATCGCAAAAGAAATTAACGATGAATTATGACTAAACTAAAAACAGTAGCCCTAAATAGAATCATTGGCAAGGTGCATCTTGATAGCGTAACCGATGTTAAGCAGAACAGCGACTCTGCTCGGCTATTGTTTTCATCAGAAATTCTTTTGAATATCAAAAAAAGAAAAATATGGACAGAGAAAAACTAATAAAGCAATTATTTATAGGTAAAGTATCTGAAATAATTGGAATTGAAAAAACAACAGAGTTACTAAAGGAATCAACAGTTGCTATTGACGAGATGCTTAAATCATGTTAACTCACATTTTGTCCAGTTTATTAACTAAAAAACAAGACATGAATATGAAACAAAAAAATGAAAATCAACAAGATACAGATAAGCACCTACATGACAAATTAAGTGTAGGTGCTGTTGGGTGCATCTATTATACACAAACTCTTTTGATAATCAAAAAAAGTAAAATATGAGCGACAAAAAACAAACAGCATTACAATTATTTGTAGATAAAATAACAAATAATCACGATAAACATTTCAAAGATTTTTACAAAGCAGAAATTGAAGAGGCACTCCAAATGGAACGAGAACAGATAATTGAAGCATTTAAATTCGGTGAACTACCGCCTGCATTTGTTAATTTCGATGCAAAAGAATACTACAACGAAACATACGGAGGTCAAGATGAAAAATGAAATAACAAAAACAAAAAGAAACACAACCTAAAATTGAAATAAAATGAATATAACACATGATTTCGACAACTGTCAGAGCGACACCTATAAAGAAGTGATTGCTGATCTAATCTCACGCGAGAAAATGGGGCGTGTGAAGTATGGAGTAACTGTTGATAAAGCGAATTTAAGCGAGCAGGAATGGTTACATCATGCATACGAAGAAGCACTCGACTTCGCTATCTACTTAAAACGTATAATGAAGTTAAAAAGATAGCATTGAAACCAATAGAATAAAGAGTGGCTTTACGCCACTTTTTTTTTGATTGAATATTTCGTTCATTAACTTGTCTTATATCCCTCAAATCGCGCTCAATTTGTTCGATATATAACACATTGCGCTCATTTATCTTAGTTAACGCTTGATTTTCTCGACATAACTTTTGATTATCAGAATTCAGATAATACATTTTATTTATCGCCAACAATACCAACCGCCTTTCCTCAGTTAAAGAATCCAGCTCCCTCCATTTCAATGAGCTTTTGAATTGCTTTTGTGTATGCGCTATCAATGGCAATAGAATCATAAAGGTAAATAGTATCAACTTGTTTTTCATAAATCGTTTTTAGTTTAATGCGTTCTTTGTGAATCGTATCGATTTGCGCTTTCCATATAACAACCGTATCTGAGGTGGTGACAATTTGTCCCCATGTAGGTTTGCATGAATTTTTCCCTACAATGAATGCAATGATTAACCCAACTGCAAACGCAATGTATTTAATAAATTGCTCCTTCATGTATGCGGTAATTTTTAACGCTAAAATTTCTGTTTATTCCTTTCGTAATAATTGCGAATCCGTGATTGTATTTAGAGTAAGGATTGTAGTCAGGACTTAATTCACTCAAACAACCCACACCCCAACACGTTATTATTTTGCCATTAACATCGCGCTCGGTATGTTCTGCTGTTTGGTGGTGATGTCCGCACATGGCATTGGCTTTAGTTTTTAAAAACAATCCACGCGCTACGTTGACACTTGGTAAAAACTGCTTACCGAATTCATGACCGTGAAATATAGACAACCCACCTACATTCAATTTGCTTTTGCCATCCAACCATTTAATATCATACTTATCGCAATGGGTAAGTGTTGGAAAATCGAATGCGTCAATGTCGAATAGTTCAGGTGCTTTAACGCGCATATAACGCCAGTATCTTTCTTCATGGTTGCCTTCTTTGTAAATAATTTCCGCATTGGGGAAATTGGCGCGTAACTCACAAAGAAACTCACGCATCGCGTATAATTCATCTTTGAATTTTCTTTTCTTCGGATCCTTAACAAAATCAGAAATCATATGGCAGTCAAGTGCATCGCCATTTAAAATGATAGTATCAACGTTTTCATCGATGCCCGTTTGAATAGCTACGCTTAACGCGCTAATATCGTGGTATGGAATGTGAACATCACATAACACTAATATTTTATTTCCCTTTACTTCAAAATGTTTACGACCTTTAGAATATGACTTCGGTAAATTGAATGGATTGCGTGGACGATCTTCGGTGCGATACAATGATTTATCTTTTAATTCGTGCAAATGACTTTTACCATTTTTACCTTCTATTCTGCGCAACGTACTACGCGCATCTTCAACATTAATAAAAGTTTCGAAATGTTCTTTGGCTAATTTCTTTGCGAGCGTTAACGTTGGCGTGTCAGGAAAACGATTTCTAACTTCTCTCGCTAATTTGTTTTTATCTCCAATTTCTCTTGGCATAATTAATAAGGTTGGTAAATAGTTTTGCCGCCACTTTTTACAGCGCGTAGTATTTGTTTCCTATTTCCTTCCTTATTGTAACTAACGTGAACCCAGTCGGGATTGTTTTCTGTACCAAATTCCCAAATGAGTTGGTCAAATATACAATTATTTTTTATGTATTCAAAAATCTCTTTATTACTCACACCGCCTAAAATATCTCCATCGATATCTAACGCCTTTCCTTCCATGTGTTGTGATTTCTTCGCACCACCAATGCGGTTGTTTAATTCAATGCTTCTAAATCCACTGCTAATGCCAATGGGTTTACCAAAGTGTTCGCGCACTTTGTCAAATACTTCAGTACAAACCAATTTAAGATTATTGATTTGTTCTGCATTTGGCAAATTAGCAATGCGCAACGCGGTTGCCTGATTGCTTTTGGTTACCTCTTGTAAGGTGGTGTATTTACTTAGTTGGCTCATCGTTCATGGCATTGGATAAATCTTCACTTTTGCGACCTATTAACGTCTTAATTTTACCCCATAAATCTTTACCAGTTACCGCTTCAATCGATTCAACAATCGATTTAAATTCGATTATAGCGATAACGGTTGCAATCAATTTAGTAATGGGTATTAATTGTTCAATGATGTAGGTTTCAATTAAAAAACCGCTTACGATTGCGAGTTGATATAACATCATTTTCGTCACGCTGTCCGACATTCTACGCGAGCGAATGCGCTGACCTATTTTTAACGCTTTCCAAATGCCGACTACCATATCAGCACCTACCAAAAAACCAATGGTAATCATTAGTTCTTTGATCGGTAGGAAAATAGTAATGATGCCTAACAACCAAAACTTACCTTTCAAAAACAATGACCATTTCATCTTTTAACTTCGTATTGCTTTTTGAGATATTGCTTTAATAATTTTTCGTATTCTTTTTTTCTCTTTAATACGATGGTGGAAGGAAGTCTTTTAGTGTCCATTTAACTCGGTTATATTTATATGAATCGCTGATTAAAAAACTACTTTTACCGTATGGGTTGCGGTCAGGTGAAATGTCATTATTTGAGTTCGATGTGTACTCAGGAAACAACGTGCTATTATAGCACAAATACTGCACCAAACGATTGGTGTAATATCTCGCATTATCACGCGCAGCTTCCTTTAAAGATTCCATTTCGCCTTTGGTAACTGGTGTCGTATCTTCACTTTGTCGGCTTACCAAATTACCATTATCGTGTTTGTAAAGTAATGATGGATAAAGTTCTACCATAGTCCACCACAATAGCGATTTTAATATATAATCATTGAGCAATGTTTCGTAATCGCCTGACAAAGTTCCTGCGCTAACATCAGCTTTGATTTTATTCATTAAATCAGTACCCAAATAATTGGTAATTTGTTTGTCTTGTGCCAAATAAATGGCAGGTCTAATAATATTGGGATCAACAGCATCCGTGATGGCTGTATATTTCTTTAAATAATCCTCTGTGATTAATAATATTTCGGGTTGTATTGCCATTTTTATTCGTATTTATTTGATTCCAAAACGTGGGTTATCGGGTAAAAATCCATTGTAAGGCATATCGATGGGGCGTTGTTCAACTAAATAGTTATTACGAACTTTGTAACCTGCCTTTTCTGCCATACTCCACGCCTTTTTTTGTACGTTAGGATTGTTTAAATCGAGTCCAAAACCTTTTGCGCTAATATATAACTCCTTGCTCCACCAATGTCCACAATTACCCCCTCCCTTAAACAACCAAGCCGAATAGAAATCTGACCCATGAGGCCCCCATCCTGGATTAACTGCCTTGTTATTCATTGCTAATATATCTTCTTTCCTATATAGCTTATCAGCGGATAACATCTTTGAGCAAAATGGGCGTGTTGACGATGTTACACGACCGCTATAACGATAGCGTGTGTAATATGTCTTGCCATTTATTACTTTATCTTGATCACTCTTTGCGTTTGGTTTTGCAGTTCCTGTACTTACCGCTTGTTGTATTTCGATACCATCGAAGATGTGCGCTAACGCTTCGTTTTCAATATCATCATTTTCGTAATCAACTTCGTAACTATCGAGCAAAATCCAATCTTCATTTGGTTCTTCACCAAGTTCAATTAATGCATC